GAATGCAAAGGCACAGGAGTTTTATGATTACCTTTTGAATCCTACTGCGGATATGATGGTAGTTGAATTAGAGATACTGGGAGATCCTGCATACGTGGCACAGGATATATTTTCCCCATACGATGACAAAATACTACAGGACGGTCAGTATGATGACCAACGCGACGCTTTTAACATGCAATCTTATATGCCAATCGTGAGCCTGGATTACAGGATGCCGACAGACATAAACGATAAAGAAGGCAAGATGTTTACGCAGAAGAGTCTAGAATCAAACTTGTTCTTTTCAGGTGGTTACCAAGTAGTCAAGGTAGATTCGTCCATGAACCAGGGACGGTTCACACAGATACTTACAATGGTTAGATTGAACAACCAAGATGGTAATGGACAGACACCACTAGAACTCAAGAAAGCGGCGCAGGGAGGACTAGACGAAATCCTCTCAGAAGAAAATGTAAAAAAATATTATAGCAAATTTTTTAGGACGTAAATATTTTTATGAAAGACGATCGAGGCTTTGTAGATACACATTCGAACCAAAAACACTTTACAGACAGGGGTCGTGAAGGCAATCCCGGTCCATTTATAGGTGTTGTTGAAACCAGTATAGATCCTTTGCTAATGGGTAGGTTGGGTGTTAACATACCGGCACTGACTACAACAACCAAGCCAGATAAAAGTCAGATCATATGGTGTCGTTATCTATCACCTTTCTATGGTTCGAAACCTTTGTCGGCGGTCAGCACAAATGATTTAGAAAGTTACAAGTCAAATCAAACCAGTTATGGTTTTTGGGCAGTGCCACCTGATGTTGGTACAGAAGTGTTAGTAATGTTTGCAAAGGGCGAGAACAATGAGAACAGTGCTTTCTGGATAGGATGTGTGCAACAACCGAAGGTCAATCAACAGATACCCGGTTTTGGAAGCACAACAAGGACGGAAAAACCAAACGCAAGGGAACTTGCAAGATCAGGTCAAACCAATTACGAAACGGATTACTTGCCTGTGGGAGATCTTAATAGGAATTTCACAAAAGGTGGCAGGACACTTTCAAACTCGAGCAGATGGGACCTACCGGTAAATGACATACTGGCAAATCAACTGCTTGACCAAGGACTCGTACAGGATGACATACGCGGAACAACAAGCAGTTCTGCCGCACGTGAAACTCCCAGCCAGGTTTTTGGAATAAACACGCCAGGACCGATTAGGAAAGATTCAAGAAAATTAAACATTGGACTAGAAGGTAAACAGGTACGTCCTGATCGTGACTTGGGTCACAGTTTGGTAATGGATGATGGAGATGTCAATGGCAACAACAGACTAACAAGAATACGTACAGCATCGGGACATCAGTTGCTGATGCATGACACACAGGGAGTTGTGTATCTTGCCAACGGATCTGGTAACAGTTGGATAGAAATGGATACTGATGGAAAGATGTACATTTATGCACAGGACGGATTCAATTTGAGATGTGACGGAAACTTTGACCTACACTCTGGTGGTGACATAAATTTCCATGCCAAGCATAACATAAAATTTACTGCTGAGCAGGATCTTGTGAACAATGCAAATTTTGTAATGAATGTTGGAGATAACGGTGTGCTTACATCTTCACAAAAAGGACAGGTGCAGACTTTTGGCGCCGCAGGCATAACTTCGCACAGTAATGGCATACAGGCACACAGTGGTGCGGCCGGGATGAATTTAAAAGGTGCAAGGATTGATATGAACACAGACGGAACACAAGAGCCAGGATGGGGACCATCTTGGTTGACCACACAGGCGGCAGGCATTTTTGTTGACGAATCACAAAACGATGTCAACTTGACAGTAAGCAAAGGCAAGGTGTTAAAAGCAAACACAAAAAAAACAAAAACAACGGTGCCAAATCTTGTGACGCACGAACCTTTCACTAGGGCACCTTCGGGTGTGTACGAGACAGTGAGCCAATGGGAAGATCCTGTAAAATGGAAAGAGCTGAGCAAAACTCCGGGCACGTTGGAATATATTGCACAGAAAAACAGAGAAAGTGAAGTTGACTATATTAGGAATCTGCAGTTTTTTACAGATCAGAAAAAATTTCTTGAGACAAAAGGACTGTTAGAAGTCAAAGGTGTTGATTATAGCAAACCTGGAGAAATTCTTAATAAGACACTTAACATTAATTCAGGCAAACTTAAAGAAGCATCGGACCTTTTCACTAAAACTTACAACGATACTTTTCAAGTCAAGAGTGTGGTTGAAAATTTAGCCACAACAGATATAAAACAAATTCTTACATCAAAAGTTGTAGCAGGAAAAATTACAAGTATAGCATCAAATCTTGCAGGTTCGATATTAGGTAGATCATCTGCCAATAACCTGCCACCATCATTGAGGGGTACATCGCTAGGAAAAATTACACAGGTAGCAACAGCATTCAAGGGACAATTCACCAAGGCCGCAACTGCCATAGGCAGTTTCTTTAGTGGTTTCAGTGATGCAAGATTAAAGGAAGATATTCGATTAGTAGGACAGTCACCCTCGGGTACAAATGTTTATTCGTTTAAATACAAGCAGTTGCCTGGTAGATACTTGGGCGTCATGGCACAGGAAGTGCCGTGGGCAAGTCATCTCACAGACACAGGATACTATGCTGTGGATTACAGTAAAGTAGACGTTGAATTTAGGAGATTACATTAATGGCATACGGTGGTTCAGGATCAGGTTCGGGAGGCGGAGGCTCATCCAATAAAAGCGTGACTTTCAAAGGATTTAGTTCACGTGCAGGAAACCAAAACTTTAAACAGTTTGATTTTGAGGTGGCAAAACAGGATCTAATCAATAGATTGAGTGTTAGAAAAGGTGAAAGAGTTGAAAATCCTGAGTTTGGCACAATAATATATGATGCACTGTTTGAGCCCTTTACACAGGACCTTAAAGAGGCCATCATAGATGATGTTACAGAGAATCTCAACGCAGATCCACGCATATCCACTGAAGAAATACTTGTAACAGAAGCAGACAAAGGAATTGCGATTCAGGCAACAATAAAGTATGTGCCACTAGATATCACCGAAAAATTACGATTCGAATTCGACGAAAACTCACTTCTACGTCTATCTTAAACTACGCACTTAATTTAAGTTATAAATATCCATACAAACAGTATGGCCACTACAGATAGACAAAACAGATTATTAGTTGCGGAAGATTGGAGAAAGATCTACCAGGCATTCCAGCAGGCGGATTTCAAATCTTATGACTTTGAGACGCTACGTAGAACAATGGTAGCATACCTTCGTGAGAACTACCCAGATGATTTTAATGATTTTGTAGAGAGTTCAGAATATATTGCTCTTATAGATTTGATAGCCTACGTTGCACAGGCTTTATCATTTAGAACAGATTTAAATGCCAGAGAAAATTTTTTAGAAACTGCGGAAAGAAGGAACAGTGTACTCCGTCTTGCAAGACTTATCAATTACAATGCTAAAAGAAATCGTCCAGCAACTGGACTTTTGAAAGTTGACTCAATATCTACAACAGAAGATGTGTTAGACACGTCTGGGACAAATTTAGCCAATTCAACAATTATCTGGAATGACAGTGCAAACTCTAATTATAGACAACAATTTATCGCAATATTAAATGCGGCGAACCAAACAGGACAACTATTTGGAAAACCTAGAGAAAAAAGTGATATCGGCGGCATAGACACTGAAGTATATACATTGTCTACCTCTCAGTCAGACCTTCCAATGTTCCAGTTTTCAAAAACAGTTGGCGGTATATCTAGATCATTTGAGATTGTACCTAGTTCGATAAATGATTCAGATAGTATATTTGAAGCAGACCCTATTCCGGGCACAGGATTAACTTACACTTACAGGAACGACGGTGCCGGAGATAGTTCCAACAACACAGGTTTTTTCTTTTTGTTCAAGCAAGGCCAAATGCAAACTTCGGAATTTACTATTGATACAGCAGAAACTAATTTTGTAAAAAGCCTTGATGTCAATAATATTAATGACACCGATATTTGGTTGTACAAACTTGATCAGTTTGGACAAATTGCAGAAAATTGGACAAAGGTTCCTGCTCTGAGCGGCAATAATGCTATCTATAATTCATTATCAAAAGAAGAACGTAACATTTACAATGTTGTCACAAAAACTGATGACAAAGTAGATTTAGTATTTGGCGATGGGAATTTTACAAATCTTCCTTTAGGATCTTTTAGAACATACTACAGAATCAGCGACAATGCCAAGTATGCGATTCAACCCAAGGACATGAAAACAATTCAAACGTCTGTCAGTTACATTGACCGAAATGGATCGTCACAAACACTAACGATTACAATGGGTCTTAAACAGTCTGTTTACAATGCGGCGGCTACAGAATCAAACGATGCAATTAAGGAAAAGGCCGGACAGGTTTATTATTCACAGAACAGAATGATAACAGCGGAAGACTACCAAGTTGTTCCTTTGAGTGCATCTCAAGAAATTGTGAAAGTAAGATCTGTTAACAGATCAGCGTCGGGTATATCACGTGCAAAAGAAATACTAGACCCAACAGGTGCATATTCAAATGTAAGCGTGTTCGCAGAGGACGGAATATTATATAGAGAAGAATCGGTTCCTACATTCACATTTACTTTCAACAATAAAAGTGATATCAGTTCAACAATAAACAACAGCATTGAGGCAAAAATTAAAACAGCATACGCTAGGCAGTTTTATTATGACAAATACGATACAAAAGCATTGGCAACACTTACCGCCACATGGAGTTCTTCAACAACAGGCACTAACACAAATACAGGATTTTTTACTTCGGGCGGTGCACTTGCAATAGGAGATTCTGCAACAAGTAACTTCAAATATGCCAAAGTGGGAGCATTGGTTAAATTCACATCTCCCGATACTAGAGAATTTTTAAATGGAAAACTAGTTACAGCAGGTACCGACAACGCAGAAGATAGGGCATGGGCCAAAATAAGTGCCATAGTTGGAGACGGTTCTAACAGTGGACAAGGTAATTTAGAATCGGGTTCAGGCCCAGTTACCATTAATGACATTGTACCTGATGGTGCTGTGGTTAATGCTGTGATACCAAACTTCACTACATCATTCTCTACTACGTTGGAGGCTAATATATTGGATAGGATTGAGGCATACGAGGAGTTTGGTCTTAGATATGACGTAGATTCAGAAACATGGAAAGTTATTACAACATCCAACCTAAGCACTAGTTCAACGTTCAATCTTACAAATGCTGGTAGTACCGCAGGAACAAATCTTGACGCAAGTTGGTGGTTTAAATTTACAAATGACGGAAACACCTACACTGTGTCTTACAGAAAATTAGATTACATATTTGAATCTGAATCACAGAACAAGTTCCATTTTGACATAGAAGAAAAAATATACGATTACAAAACAGGTAAGAGTGTGAAAGACTCTGTAAAAATTTTAAAAACAAATAGCATTGTGTCAACAGGCAATGCAATCGGATATCCGATCATGTGGCAAGTTGTAGATACAGTTACAGAAGCAGATGGTTTTCAAGACAACAGAAAAGTTAAAGTTGGTTTCTTTGATGACGACGACGATGGTGTTGTAGACAATCCTGAAATATTTGATATAGTTGTTGAACCAGATACCAGCGTGTCCACAAAATTTGTATTTTTTGAAAAATATTTGAGTTATGATGATATTGAAAGATACAGACCTTATGCGACAAGTAATTTTGTTGTTACACAAAATGAAACTGATATAAATTTGAGTACAACAACCTACACAGACGGCCAGTTGTTTTATTTCTATGCTGACTCGGAGAATGTAGTAAAAAAATACACATTGAGCACCAACTCATTAGCAACAAGCACAGACTATTATGCAAGGAGAGGTAGAGCTAACATAGATTTCCAATACAAACATCATGCAGGACAAGAGACAAGAATTGATCCAAGCGTAAGCAACATAGTTGATGTTTACATGCTAGAAAGAACATACGATAACTTATTTAGAATATGGTTGCAGGATAGTGGAGTAAAACCAACTCCGTCTACTTCGGACCAGATGAGAATAAATTATTCCGGAACACTTAATCCTTTGAAATCATTATCAGATCAGATTATATACCATCCTGTCAAGTACAAGATATTATTTGGAAGCAATGCTGACGAGCAGTTGCAGGCAACTTTCAAAGTTGTAAAAAATCCAAAGACAAACGTAACGGATGCAGTAGTCAAGACTAGAGTGATTGCCGCTATAAATGAATTCTTTGCACTGGATAATTGGGACTTCGGGGACACTTTTTATTTTACTGAATTAGCCGCTTACATTCACAACGAATTGGCTCCGGATCTACTTACAGCAGTAATCGTGCCAAACCAATCAGGACAGGGTTTTGGGTCTCTGTTCCAGATCAATTCAGCGGCAGACGAAATTTTCATCAGTGGGGCCACCGTTGATGATGTGTCAATTATAACAGCACTAGGAGCCAACCAATTAGCGGCTTCTGGAACTGTGGTCACATCAACATCAACTGCCACAACAAATACGACAACAGGATCAGCAGTGTCAGGCTCTACTACATCAGGATCGGGATCAAGTTCAAGTTCCGGCAGTAGTGGGGCAGGATACTAATGGCTGACGCACCAATAAATTCACAAGCAAATCAAGAAGTAGTAAAGCAGGGGAACAACGAGTACAGAAGAACAGTACAACATCTTCCGGCATTTTACAGGACGGATGCAAATCAACGTTTCCTTTCAAGCACATTAGATACTCTTATCCAAAAAGGATCATTAGAAAGACTGGACGGTTTTGTTGGAAGACAGGATGCCTATACAAGAGATGTCAATGACAGATATATCAGTGCCACAAGCACAGACCGGTTTGCATATCAATTAGAACCTGCAGTCACGTATACAGATCAAGACACAACATCAATCAATCCTGAGGACCAAGTAAAATTCACAGGTACATATGACGACTATATTAATCAGTTGAAATATTATGGTGCCAATGTTGACAACCACGATGTCTTGAACAAAGAAACAGCATATTCTTGGAATCCTGCAGTTGACTACGACAAGTTAGTCAATTATAGAGAGTACTACTGGGTACCAACAGGACCAAGTGCCATAGAGATAGATTCAGTTGGCACAGGCGCAGTGGTAGAATTCAAAGTAGAAGCATTGGCAGACGACGGGACAACGGGAAGGGCATACGCTTTCCCTCACAAGGAAAATATTAGGAATCCTGAAATTACACTGTACAGAGGTAACACTTACAAATTTACTAAGGTCGAAGCAGGACATCCTTTTTACATCATGACAGAGCCTAGCAAAGATGGAATCAGTGTGGATGGTTCAACATCGGTGTTGTATTCGTCAGGTGTGACCAATAACGGTGTCATTGCCAAGGACGGTACATTGACATTTGTAGTTCCAAATGATGCTCCAAATACTTTATACTACCAGTGCGGAAGTCATGATAATATGTATGGTATCTTGAACATCAGAACTGTTGCCACGACTACAAAGATTGATCCAGATGATGATATCATAGGAGTGAAGAATTACAAACTTAGGACACTTGATCTTTCTAATGGTATGAAGATTAAGTTTACAACTAGCAAGGTACCGGCCGCTTATCAAGGAAAAGAATATTATGTGGAAGGAGTTGGCGATGCAATCACACTTACTGATGTAACCATACTCAACACCCCAGAGTCATATGCCGACAGCGGGACACCAACAGACAAGGATTACATTACAATAAAAAGGGACAGTAGAGACCAAAATGCATGGTCAAGATACAATAGATGGTTCCACAAAGACAACATAGACAAAGCGGCGACAGTAAATGGTATTCCAAAAGTGCTTGACGAAAATGACAGAGCAAAAAGACCCATTATCGAGTTTGACTCGGGATTGGCGTTATACAATCACGGAACAGTGGCAAAAGATCCTATTGATCTTTTTGACACATCTCTAACAGACGCATTAAGCACAATACCGAGATTGCCAGGATTCTTTATAGATGGCACGGAAATCACTGACGGAATGAGGATTGTATTTTCAGCGGATACAGATAACGATGTCAGAAACAAGATATACACGGCCAACTTTGTGACTGCTGGCGATTCCACGGCGGTGTTAGCACTCACAGTGACAGACACAATGGCCGACAACGAAAACATTTTTGTTAAATCAGGCACAGTTGGAGCAGGTAAAAATTATTATTACAATACTGCTGACAACGTTTGGAAAGTGGCACAAACCAAAACTGAATTGAATCAGCAACCATTATTTGGCATGTTCGATAACAATCATGTATCATTCGATGATGAAACTACGTATCCGAGTTCATCGTTTGCTGGAGCCAAGGTTATGGCTTACGCTACATCTGAAAGTGCAACTACAGACACAGTGCTTGGCATCAAGGTCAAGTATCAAACAATTAACAACGTTGGAGATATTGTTTTTGAATCTGATCATACAGGAGGCACATTCACATATAAAGAGGGTAAGGCAACAAAAACAAAAAATCTTGCAGAAGGTCATTTACATTTCACAACAGGTAGAGCTACACATAATTCAAGGACTGCATGGATAAAAAGAACATTTCCTTCCAAGCAGAGAGCATTAAGGACGTACATTGTTGAGGCAACAGAAAAGCAATTATTTCCTATAGACATGTTTGAAAACAGTGCTTCACTTTCAGATTTGACAGTTTCTGTAAATGTAAATGGTGCTAGAAAAACTTTAACAACTGATTACACTTTAGTAGATGGAAGCACTAACAAATATGTCAAGTTTAATACTGCACTAAAAGTTGACGATCAAATTAGGATAGCGGCTCACAGCAGTGCTAAAAAACTTCCAGGAAAAGGCATTTATGAAATTCCAGACAACCTTTCTGTAAACGGATTGAACGAGGATGCCGGAGAATTTACTTATGGTCAAATAGTTAGACACGTGCAGGACATACTTGACAGAAATTCAAATGTGACAGGAAAAATTCCTGGACCATCAAACCTAAGGGACAAACCTGATGCCAGGTTACTTGGCGGTACTATACAGCAACACGAAGCAACACTTATACCAGCAGTGTTCGGTCTTACTGACCAAACATCAAATGTTCCAAATGCTATTGACTTTGTAAGTTTAGAATACGAAAAATGGTACAACGCATTTTTGACGCACGCCACTGGCACTGCTTATGAAGGTATTGCACGTGACAGAGTTGATGAGATTATTGTTGCAATAAATCAAGGACGAAACAGTTCGTTTCCTTTTTATTATGAAGACATGGTGGGGCATGGACAAAACGTATCTACTAGAACTTTTACAGTACAAGGCACTTCACAAAAAGATTATGCAATTGATTCTTCTCATGATATTACAAAATTAAGCAATAGAGCAGTGTACGTGTATGTCAATGATGTGCAGTTGGTATTAGGCACAGAATATACGTTCAGTACAATAGATGACAGCATCAATATATCTAAAGCACTTGCAGTTGGTGATATAGTAGTAATCAAAGATTATGCCGATACAACTGGAAGTTATCTGCCACCTAGTCCTACAAAACTTGGTATCTATCCCAAATTTAAACCTGAGACTTATACTGATGATAGTTATAAAACTGCTCAGACTGTAATCAAAAGACACGATGGTTCAATTATTAAAGCATATGGTGATGAGCGTGATGATTTAATTTTAGAACTTGAAAAAAGAATTTATAATAACTGTAAGACGGCATACGACAGCACATTGTTAAATTGGGGAGACGTTATGCCGAGTGTGTTTACAGGCACTGATTACACCAGACAGCAAGTCAACGATATTATGGGAGCAGACTTCTATACATGGGCAGGCAGGAACAGTGTGCAATACATTAATAATTCAGCATTTACAGAAGGGTCTCCTTTTACATACAACTACTCACAGTCGACTGACAGGATCAAAGGAGAAAAATTGCCAGGATATTGGCGTGCGATATACAAATATTTTTATGATACAGACACTCCGCATTTAACACCATGGGAGATGCTTGGACATTCAGAAAAACCAAGTGATTGGGAAAGCACATATGGCGCCGCGCCTTACACGGCTGGTAATAATGTGTTATGGAACGCTGTGGCAACAGCACAAGGCAGATATGGTAAACCTACTATTTCAAGTTACTTGCCTGTAGATGCATCCGGAAATCTTTTAGATCCACTAGCAATAGGTATAGTAGATTTTTTTTCAGTTGCCGGAAGATCGTTGCCATGGAAGTTTGGCGACCAAGCACCTGCAGAGACGGCATGGAGAAGATCAAGTGCTTATCCTTTCTCTATTATAAAAACGTTGGCAGTAACCAAACCGGCTAAATTCTTTGAAAATTTATTTGATGTATCTCGTCTAGGCACAAATGTAGCGGGAAACAAAATTTCTACAGATAC